ATAAAACCCAGCGGTTAAAGTCGCTAAGTCATTAGCACCAAAAGAAAAGTAAACCTTTCCTTCGTTTTTTGTGCCAAAAGGGTTAAAGCCATTCATTGTAAATAGCAGGGTCTTTGTTCCTTTAGCTCTGAAACGTATCTTGGCTGATAGCATTTGAGTTAGGTCTACAACAGAGCCATCATCATCGCGGGTGAGCGTTACTTCTAACTGTGGTGCAGAGTCACCTTGCACTATTGGATAAATCATTTTTAAGCCTCTATTGGGTTCATGTACCCATAACGAACCAGCCCTTCACCAAAGTCAGACTGAATAAATAGTGTTTGTATATCATCTCTATCAGCTAAAGAATCACGCAAATCATAGATTGCTGCATTAGCTTCAACAGGGTTTGGGTATTCGCCAGAAACATTTTCATCCCCAGCGGTTGTAACATATCCAATTTGTATCACGATACTAGCTCCATAGTTCCTCGGAACCCTCTAGCAGTTATAGTAACGTCTGAATAGACAGTTGAAACTCGTGTCGCAATTCTAAAAACTGTCGCTGTCGTTGTTGAACCAAAGGTGTAAGGAACGGTAATAGTTACATCATCAGAACCCACATCAGAAAGCATCACGACTCTTTGGTTTTCCTGATAGACTGGAGAAACAAAAGTTCCAGATGCGGTAAATCTGTAAGGGTTAAAATATAAAGTTTCACCTGTAGAAAAAACAGTAGTTGATTGTCCTACTAGCATATAGGTTCTGTTTAGATTTTCATCATACCATAACCCATCTACGTTACCGAATCCTGTGCCGCTTGCATTATCAGCAACCCCACCAATTGTGTCTAACTCGGCTAAATGGTTACCTGCTATGTAAATTTTCTGCTTATACAGAAAAGGGAACCCATCAGCAACAACGCCACCAGTAGCTCCAACCTGAACACCTGTCGCGCTTTTACTTTTAATTTGTATTGATTGTTGAATTGTAAAATCTCGTTGATTACTTCCTGTTTTAATTATTGTGTAATTACTTGCAATGTCTAACCGCGCTCGTTTGCTGATTCCTAGCTCTGGGGCTGGCAAGCTAAATTCTTGCAAATACTGTTCAGATGCTGTCAGTGTTGTGGCTTGATAAGCGCGAATTGGAAACAGCTCTGAAACGTCACCAGATAGCTTGTTAGCTGTAATGCTGTCAGCCTTTATCTCGTTACCAGTTATAGAGCCATTAACGATTAGGTCGCCACTGATTAGGTTATCGTCTTGAGTCCATGCTGTTCCAGATAAATTATAAGTCCAAGCGTGTGTTTGCACTGGGCTTGCAGATGTATCTGTTGTGATAACAGCGTCTGCATTCTTAGGGTTTCTACCAGCCGCAGTTGTAAACTCACCAGCAGTGGGTGCTGCTCCGCCAGACTTACTAATGCGGTATATGCTAGGCACATCAGGCACAAAGTCGCCCTGCGTTGTCTGCGTTCCGCTTATTTTAGTTGATTTATAGCCTAACTCATTAACGGCAATAACCTCCACTGTGTAGCCTGTGGCTGGCTGCAAGTTTGGAATCTTAAAAGGCGTGTTATCAGTTAAGAAAATAACAGTGTCACCGCCGCTAGTTGGCTTATATTTGACTATGTAATGGTCTAGGAATGAATCTGGGGATGCCGTCCAAGCAGCCTGCAAATTGTTTTCTTTTGTTCCATCTGACAGAGATGCTGTGGTTACTGAAAGAACCAAGCTAGTTGGGGGTGCGACATCTTTACCCACAAACAGGTTAATTTCACCCGCATCGAGAAAGTCTTGCTGGTCACTTGTACCCCAATCATAAACATCTGAAGCGGTTTCAATTGCACTGACATCGACTGAAATAGTGCCATCACTGTTAGGGTGCATCTTGTAGCTAAGAACTTCAAACACTTTTGACACCCAGCCCATCTTAGCGTTGCTGACCATAATGTTATCGCCTGCCTTAAACTTTAGCGCAGCTAGATTGCATGGCAGGGTTACGGTTGTTGCTTTACGAGATGAAAGCATTGCTATCTTAGCAAGCCTTTGCGCCTGCGTGTTGCCAGTAACATACGGCAGAGCCATATCTAGGAATAACTCACCCCCATCAGCAGTTGCGAAAGTTGAACTCTTTTGCGCTGGATAGTCAGCGACTATGTAGTTCTTTTCCTTACTGATAAAGCTGCCCTTAACAGCGTTATATAGCTGCCTGCGGCTCTGTCTTGTCTGTATCTGTATCTCACCATTTAAAACAGTTTCATCAATAGTGATTGTAGGCGTTGCATAATAGGCGGGAGTAATAAAATATTTGGCGCCTGAATAAACTAGCTTGCCACCCATAGCGGATAGCATATCTTCAATGTTAGCTTTTCTGCTTTTGTGGGTGTTAAGCATACCGTTGAGAGTGTATCTTTTTTCTGTTCCACCGCCATCAAGCGCAACAGATTGATTACATACATTAACAGCATTGGTAAATGCATCAACATCAATCGTGTCTGCGTCCTCGCCTAAACCATACCGCTCATCAAGCAAATAATCCCTAATGCAAAGCGCGGGGTTATCAGTCCACTCAACAACGCCAGCAAGGTTTGCAACTTTCTTGCCTTTGATTTTTGCTGATACGTTAGGCATACCAGCTCTAAAGATTTCACTGTCATACTTTAACTGCGCGTAGATATAAGCAGTTCCTTGCAAAATACAGTTTGTATTCCAAGGCACACTTCTTGCTCTCAACTTCGCATCATAGGTGGTCTGGTCACCTAGATAGAAATACAGCTCCAAGTAATCACCCCAACTGACTGCGGTGCTACCAGTGTATCCAGTCTGAACAACTTGCCAATCTGTTCCACCGCCATTAGTAGCAGTTGACGTTGCATTGCTGCCTGCTTGAAACTCAAACCACTTGCCATGGTTTTCCCTATCATCTTCTTCTTCTGGGTCGTAATCATCTACCGCTGTAATAGTGAAAGTGCCATTCAGATTCAGCCCGCCCACTGCGCTTGTTCCAGAGATTGTGATTTGATTGTCTTCAGAAAAAACATACTGGTAAGTATCGAGAATAGTATCAACATCAACTCTAACAACATTGCTGCCCGAAGTTGTAGATATTCTGTCGCTCAAAGTAAAAGTATCTGTTCCCCATGCTTTCTGGTCGCCCAGCCAGACCTCAGAATATTCAGTGATAACGTGTCCAGCGTAGGCAATAACGAGCTGTAGGTTCGCGTTAGCTTTTTGGCCTCCAGTAGTGTCCATAAAGACAATATCACCGCCAACCCTAGTTTCTCCATAGATAACTTTGCGACTAGATGTAGCATCCCTACCTGTTACAGTTGTGCCGCCATCAATAGCGCCAGTGGTGCTAGATTCAATGCTAGGCATCAATGCTCTGGATAACATGGATAAACCTGCGCCAAGCGCAAATGCACCCCAAGACCAAGCGGCAAGGCCACCAGTTATAATAGCGGGGGCAGCGGCTGCAATACCTGCAATAAGAGCAAAAGCCATTTTTTATTTTCCTAAGAATTTGGAGTAAACGCGCTCGATTAATTCAAAGCCCATATGAACCATTAGCTTGTCGAAAGGAATATGCACTTTAGTGTTTAGCGTCAAAACTGAAACGCCTGTTTCCTTGCAATAATCTTCTGCATATTTTATTAACTTGTATCCTGTAGCCCCAGCTCTGCTGTCAGGCTTAACAAAGATAACGTCATTAATTGCAAACAGGTGGTCACTGTAGTGAATGCTTTTGCTGATAGTCAAAACAAAGTAGCCAACTAAAACGCCATTATTCCTAGCAGTGAAAACCTTCAGCACACCAGCGGCATCAAGCCGCGCATATTCCTTATAGTCTGGGTTCAATTTAATTGCACCTTTGTTAAGTGCAACTAACTCCCAGTGTTCCTCAAGCAGCGGCTTAATTTCTTCTTTAACGTTTGCCATACTCTCTAACTGTATTGTAATCATCGACCTTCACCCGGACTGCCTCGGCTAGGCTTATTAATAAAGGCCGGTGTGACCTGCCCCCAGTATAAGTCTAGCTCTTGAATGCTTGTTACAAAGCTAAAGCCCTCATCCGTTGGGTAATCAATGCGCTGGTCACCATCTGTATTCCTGCGCCTGTTTGAACGCTCAAACGCAATCAGTTTGTTTTCACAGGTTACGTTGATAGTGGAATATTGACCGCCATCGTTAATTGTCATCACATCCATAAAGCCGGTAAACATAATAGCAGGAGTAGCGATTACATCGGCTGTTTCATTCATAGCGCCTATGGCAATCGTCATTTTCCGCCCCTGATAATCCTCATCTCTAGCGGTTTGAATCAAAGATGTTTTAAGCCCAGTTAAAGTTACGCTTGCTCCGTTAGCTGTTAGGTCGGCAGACTCTGCAATTTCACTAATAGAAAGCAAATCGCCAGCACCAACGTAGTCTTCTGTTGCATATACTTCAGCATCATCAATAGTGATAGTGCCAGCTTCTTGGTTTCTAATCTCAACCCTAGTATTTGTTGAGGCAGCAGTAAAAGCAACAGCACCTTGCCCAGCCTCTACGTTAAGGTTCGCAAGGTTATTGCTGTTCGTCATATCTCGAATGATGACGCGCGCTCTACCTGTCTTGCTAAAATTGAGCCTGTAGTTTGTCCCAGAAACGGTTGTTATGCTTTGCCTTAATCCTGCCCTGTTACTAAAGTTTCCAGCCTGAAGCTCAACTGAATCACCTACAAGAGTGACAGTTCCTGTCCCCAGCTCAATAGTAGTCCATCCTGTTAAGCCGCCACTAAAGTCACCGTTTGTAATTAAAGTATTACCAACAGGTGAGCTTAGAATCCCACTACCAGACCAGAGCTTTACGTCACCGCTTGGAAAGTCCATATCAATCAGATAAATAGGGCGAACAACTTCTGCGTCTGCAACCGCCTGCATTTCTGCGCTTAACGTTCGTGACATTAAAGAGCCTCCACAAACGCAAAGGTGAAGCCATACATTGCAGCTGTGTCTGTTGACCAGCTAACATCATTAGAGGCCATGCGCCAAAGGCTTTTTGGCAGGGTGAAGTCTACAGTAGTCCCAGAACTAACAGCAGTTCTCAATGGCGGCTGTATGCCTATCAAGCCCACCCCCGATGTCTTGCTGGTTGTTGTTATGTAAAGGTAGTCACCAAGCTGCAAATATGTCCCTGCGTCAATAGCGGTGCTACTACCGCCAAAGCTAATTTGTTCTGCGCGTATAAGTGCATTTGCGTTGGTGTCGCCTGTAGCGGTTGAAGTGTGCAGCGGGTGTCCAAACGTAAACGTACCAGATTGCCCTTTAAGGCCGATTATAAAAGCCTGCACCGAACGCGCCTCTGCGTAGGTCAAAGGCGGCAGAGTAACCTCACATTCCCATCTAGCACCTTGGTGAACATAAGTCTGCGTATCATAAGAAAAAGGCGATTCACTTACTGCAACCGCCCTTTTTAATCTCATCTGTATATTTTGAATCCCTACGCTTGGGAATGCTAATGGCATTTTTTATGCTCCAATTAATGCTTGGCTATATCCACCACCGCGCTGTCTTGCGTCTGCTACTGCGCCTTTCGCTGCTGCTGCTATTTGAGGCATCATATTTGCTACCTCTGCTCGTACAGTTTGGGCTACGCCAGTGGATATATTGATAGTTTGGTTTATTGTAACACCGCTGCCGCCCATCTGGTTGTTCGGTATGATTGAGCCTGATTGGTTAGGTACAAACATCTCTTGTCCACGTTCACCAACCATGTAAGGTTGGCCAGCCTGAACAGAACCACCGATTGCTCTAGGTGACATGGGGCGAGAGCCTGCGCTAGACATTACAGGTACGCTAGGCTTGCCACCTGCTACTGGGCTAGTTCCTGAACCGCCTATGAAGCCAGTAATAGCTCCAAAAGCCGCATCAACAATATACTTTTGTATCAGCATTTTAATCAGGCTATCTACAACGCTTTTAGCCATAGACTTCATAGCGTCTTTAAAGTTAGCAGCACCAGTAACGCCAGCAGCTAGTGCATCAGTTAAGCCGTTCAAGCCCTGAACTGTCAGGCTTTTCAGATTCTCGTCCATGCTTGGTATGCTATCGCTGAAACTTTTAAAGCCTTGCTCAAAGTTATTTAGTGTTTCAATTGTTGGCTTCAATGCGCTGTCATTAACTGCACCTACCTTTTGTATAGATGCTATAAGTGCGTCAAAAGTAGCGTTCATATCCTCAATGTCTATTATACCGCCTAGACTTGTGCCAAAAGACGCTGCCTTTTCTTTGCCCGTAGATAATTCAGACTGCAATACTGTCAATGTATTAACTAGGCCGTTAATATCTCCTTGTACTTTTTCAGCTCCACCCTTTCCCTTGCCGTACATCATGTAGTCAACTATGCCAATATCGCCACCTGAAAGCATTGCCGCCTGTAGGTCTTGCAAGTCAGACAGCTTTTCCTGTAGATGGTCAAATCTGCTTTGTTTTGCGTTTTGCTCAAACTTGTTAAAGAAGTTGCCTGCCGCTAGGCTGACCGCATCCAAAGATTCAGCTAATTTATTTAAACCAATAAGTGCGCTTCGCACACCCTCTAAAAATCCCTCAGCCATTGTTCTTGCAAACTTTGCAATCCCGCCTTCCGCTTTGCTTGTCTTTAAGAAAAAGTCAGTCAGCATCTTAGCAACGTGTTCAATAGCTGGAGCAAGAGCTGCACTGAATTGGTCTTTCAGCCCCTTAGCTATAGCGAATAGGTCTGAGAGCGCGTCATTTGCTTTCTCTGCCCCTGCCGCTGCTTCGCCAGACATTACGATGCCTAAAGCCTTAGCCCTGCCAAACAGCTTCTCCAAGCCTTCCTCGCCAAGAGCCAACGTATTAACAAGAGCGGCACCTTCACTGTCAAACAGCTTAAATGCTATTCTTAGTTTATCGGCATCACTTTGAACATTACCAAAAGCCCCAGCCAGCTTCATCATCTGCTGGTCAAGCGGTAGCTGCTGTAGTTTTCTAGCGTCTAAGCCAAGTTCTTTAATTGCTCCCTTAGCTTCACCAGTTCCTTGCGCTGCTTCAGCAGTTCTTCGTGTGAATCTCTGCATAGCCATGTTAAGGGTATTGGTTTCAACGCCTGTGATACCAGCCGCATATTGAAGTTTAGAAAGTGCTTCAGTAGTTGTGCCAATTTTAGAGGCAGTCTTTGCTAGTGCGTCAGCAGAATTAAGAGAGCTTTTAACAAGGTAGCCAAAGCCAGCAACGCCAGCCACTCCCACCAGAGCAGTTTTCAAACTAAAGATAGACTTTGTAATGCGCCCTAATCCTGCGCCAACAGACTTAAAGCCTTTACTGGTTTTGTCTATTGCCGATATTACAATGCGGGTATCTTCAGCCATCTTTCTTTTCGCTCAGTAGGTGAAAGTAAGCAAGCCATTCATTGAACTCCGAAAGGCTCATCTGCTCTGCTTCTGCTATAGGTATGTGTAGCCTCTCAGCCAAGGCAATAACATTCATCCTTAACTGAGAGGTTTCTAGTTTTTTATTGCTGTTTCAACCGACTCAATAGTGCTAAACATCTGGTCAGCAATTGTACTAATGACAGAGGTTTCTTCGCCCATCAGGTCGATTCTATCTTCAGCACTTGTAAACAATTTACTACCGCCTTCGTCCTCAGCTTTCAGAACAATCAAATCAACCATTGCACCGATAGTTGGGGCTTCCATAATCTGCGGGTGTTTCTTCTGTAGCTCGTTAATATCGTAACAAGTAATGGGGCGGCAAAACATTGTAAACGCTTTGCCAGCCTCATCAGCCCATGCTTCAACACTAACTTCACGCGCCTTAATGACGCGCCTGTTTCTTAGTTCTTTTGCTAATCCCATTTTCAATTTCTCCTATTGTTGTGGGGTTATGCTGTTGCTTCTGTTACTGCTCCGCTAACCTGAATAGCGAAACTAGCTTCTACCATACCATCAAAAGCGGCAGTGATTGACTTAGACGTAACAGTGCCTGTGCCTGTGTAGTATTTCTCGCCAGTGCCAGTGCCAGTAGGATAGATTTCAAAGTCGATGGCAGCGCGGGCATCGAGTACAAGCTGCTGTGCATCTGCATCATCCCAGTAGCATTCTAGGCTTACTGTGCTTGCTTCTAAGCCAGCTTTGTAAGTTCGGGCAGTGTCACCCATGATGCTATCTTCAATCGTGTCAGCACTGGTTTCAATAGTGTAAGAACGCACTTCACCAACAACAGCTTCAGTACCGCCCGCCGCTGCTAATTTCACTACGCCTGTTGAGCCTGTATGTGTAGCCATTTAAATCACCTTTCTAGTTAAGTTGTGCCGCGAGTGTATTCGTATACAACGCGAACGGTTAAAATCACACCGCCGACAGGGTCAATAGAACCCTCATCGACTTGGATGTTAGTTAGCTGGGTGTCCAGCGCGTAACCGCCTCTAGTGCGGTCAAGTTCTAAGCCTTCTTCAATGGCCTCGATTATGTTGTTTCTTGCTTGGTCAATAATGCCTGACTTCACAAAGCAGACCATCTCGTAATTAATTGAAGCCATCCGCTTACCAATAGAGCCGCCAATAGAACTATCTTCCCTGTCCTCACCTGCCGTCCTAACCAGTACCGCTGGAAACTGCGCATTGGATAGCTTCTGGAAATCAAAAGGCTCCCTAGTTGCCATCTTAATGCGGGTGGGCTGGATAACGCTATCTCTGAGCGTATCGACTATATTGTCTGCAATGCTTTCTCTAATGCTCATTTAATAAACCTTTCAAATGCCTTGCCAAGTCTCTTTTGCTCTTTCCTATCAAAACCGAAAAAAGGTCTAATTGCATTATTGCCGGACGCTTTTCCTGATTCTTCTTTTCCGCGAAAGAATATCTCAGCCTGCTTATGATTAGCCTTGCTGGTCATAGCGCCTAGCATATTGCCGCTCATGGTAAGGTTAGGTTGCAGTGTTCTATTCTTTTCAGCTCTAAAGGCAGCATACTTCTCTGTGTAAGGTTTAAATGCGCCATCCTTATAGCCTCTGCCTTCCTTTGTTCTATCTAGGATTATGTTAATACCTATCTGAGCAACACGGAAAAGCGCAGCCTTATACTTAGCCTGTAACTCTTTGCGCATCTCTTTCGGTATTTTCGAAAGGTCTCGCGGCCTCGTTTGTATTTGGACATCCATTAGCGAACTAGCCTGCCTGAGTTGATAGGCTCTTTCTCTTTATCTGTAACAGTGCCATCACCGTCAGCATCGTATTCAACGCCATCGCGGAACACTGCTTCTATCTCTTCGCCGTAGCGTGACTTGTAGAAATCAATCATGCCAAGAAAGCGGTCATTGTCTACCCAGTTTGTTAGCTTAGGTAGCGCGTACTTCCATAGGACAAGGTAAACACTGCATCGAGTCCACTGGCTGTCTGTTAGCTTGCTGGGTATCAGCTCACCGCTATAGCCACGCTTTTCCCACCAGTCAGCACGAATCTTTCGCTCAATGTCTGCTTGGGCTTCTGCGTGTTCACCACTAAAGGAATCAATTCCAAGATTAAGAATATCTGGAACCATCTCCATCAGGTCTGCGTCTGTACTAAATGCCATTACCACTTCACCTTATCTGCCCAGTATGCCGCCGATGCGGTTTTGTCTTTGCGACCTTTCTCGATGTCTTTAGCGAATC